GAGAGTTCTCTTGCACTTTTGAGATATTTTGCCCCAAATAGATGGTCTTATAAGTCACATCTGAGAAGTTGGAAATCGAATGACTTGTCTTGATGATAGTGAGAATGCTCTTTGTACTATCTAAGGTAGGATAAAACCAAGATCTACCTTGGCTTCTTGTCAGCAATTCATTGATCTGCTCTGCTACTCTCCTTTCAGAATCTAACCAAGAGAAAAATTTGCAATTAATTCTGTTGAGCAATATAGTGGTGAGCTCTCTGGTTGTATGTTCCGACAAGAGAGTCTCTGATATGTCTTTGAAATCCTCGAGCTTCAAATTTTTGAGCTCAGCTTTTTGAGAAGCTGCTTCAATGAAAGAAAGGTGTTTTGCCTCAGCTGTCCTAGCTTGCTCAGACTCCCAAAAGGTATCCAGAGAAAATGGGTTTGATTTGTGTTCTTGGAAACCTTCCATCTTTTCCAAAACATCACTGTAGACCTCAGGATCTCGCATGAGCTTGAATTTCCGGCTGGTTTTGTTCAGGAGGAAAACAAAGTCCATTCTTTCACCTTGTTTGTTCTTGGGCCATCTGCTATATATTCTAGCTCTCATCTTTTTGCCTCTACTCTCTAGTTCTCTCATTCGGCAGTTATTTATCCTGTAAGCTTTGCCCTTGAGAGCATCTGACAATTTGGAACAACCATATAAGACCATGTCCGAATAATCATTCTTTCCTAGGGTGATGAGTGAGAGGACAATCTCATGAGAATTGGCATCTACAGATCTTATCTTCAACAAATCTAAATCCATCGACTCATCTGAGATCTCCCCAAATAGGAAACTAGGACTCAACTTTGGTTTGACCTTCAAGCTGAATAGAGCTTTCTTGACTGCCTTTGAAATCTCATCTCCCCTTTCCATGACTTCTTTTAGGTATTTGTAGGAAGTCCCATTGTTGCACATGGCAGCCTGAACATCTTCTTCTGTGCTAAGCACACTATTTGACTCATCTGCTCCCATCTCTTGTGAATCAATATGTGCCAAATATGCTCTCTCTGACCAGTTGGTGCATAATCTCAGAAATGTGTTTCTAACTTCTGGTCTTGTTCTCACAAGCATTTTTGACAATCTCAAAGCTGGTCTGATTTCTTTGGGCATGTCATTTTCAAGAAAGAACTTACTAAGATTTTCCAAGGGGAGCAGGTGGGAAAAGGAACTCAGCTGAACTATATAAGCTTCTTCAACCCTACCTGCTTCTATGTGTCTCTGCAGATTGTATCTCTTCTCCAGAGGAACCACAGGCAGTGAGGTTATATCAATAGCTACTAAGCTCCCATCCTCCCTTGCTATCATTAAGTCAGCTGTGCCTACACCTGACAACAGGATGATGTCCTCCACATCTATTATTCTTCCTGAGCCTAAAAATGTTCTGTCTACTGTTGAGAAAGATAATATTTGGTAAAGAAAAGAACTGAATCTGTGGCTCATCTGGGTTTCCCAAACCAAACTCAACTTTTCTTTGATGTACCCTGGAATGTATAGGGAGAACTTCAAGAAAGTTTGCACTGTGAGAAGATTGGCAGTATCAACACTTTTTACTAAAGTGATTGCTGCACTTCTAAGGTTGATGAGCTGCTGCACTCGATCTCTTATATCAATTGTAGACACACTCGTTATGTTCCTCTGATCTCTAATCTGAGTGACAATGTTGACCAGATCTTCATGACTCATGGTCTCTCTTGTCATTAAACTCCTCCAAACCTGAATTGTAGGTTCTAAGTGGCGCATGTCAACTACCAAATGATCTAAAGTGTCCATTTGCTGGTTTGAATTTGGTCCAAATGTGTTTGTGGTCTTGATCTTGAAATTGAGATTGAG